CTTCAATGCTTGTTTTTTCATTATAGACAACATCAATAATTTGGTTATCTTTTTTGATTTTGTAATTTTCAATCTTAACAAGACATTCAAGAATAGTATCATCCATAATTTTCATTGAAACATTACTTGTCTTTTCAACATTAATTTCGTCAAATAATTTGTGTTGAAGCGCAAGACTCGGAAGCTTGTAATGAAAAACTGTCTGCTCACTTTCCGGATTATTTTTGTCGTCGTTTAAAACGAACTTTGTTGTAAAATTGTTGTCATATCCAAATATCATAGCTTTCTCCTTTATTCAAATTTTATTGATAATTCGTCGTCGCCAGTGCTGTTTTCTGTTAAGATAGTTTCAAGGTTATACATAAGAATACCATTGTCATCAGAGTGGCCTACATTAAGAATCTGCGCTTTCGGCATTGTGAATGTAACCGTTCCTGCTTCAGTTGAAGCTAACTTGAAGCTAATGTTATTAACAGTTCCTGCTTCTAATTCTGTCCAGATAGCTTTTTCAGTTTCAGTAGTTGCTTCTATTGTAAGATTAAGTTTTGGTGAACGGCCAGCAAGTATTAATCCTTTTAAGCCCTGTTCTGAGTTAAGGTCCGGTCGTTCCGGAATATCAATGTTAAGATTAAGTTCTGCGCTTCTTACAATCGGTGTGAAACTTCCTATCTGTAATGTCATATTTTCACAAATAGGCGGAAGAACTTCATCGTAAGTTGCTGACGGAATTGCACTATCAGTCGGCGTTGAATATATTCCTTTTATTTCGGATTTCAATACTGCTGTGTCTCCTGCTACAAATGTGAAAACTAAGTTGTTGTATGCGCCGAGATATTTGTAGAGAACTCCGTCCTTATAAGTGTGGAATGTCATTGACTTCGGATTTTCAGTGTTAAACGAATAAGTTATATATCCGTCATTCGCTCCCGCTGAAGCTTCGGGAGTATAAGTCGGAATCAATCCTGCTGCCTGTAAGAAAGGATCAATTCGTAAAGGATTCGATGAATCCCCGTCCGCTGAATCTCCGTGTGTAGTCAGGTCAAATTCAAATGTCCCGACATTAAGTATTCTCCCTACCCTTGCGAGTTGTGGAGAAAATGTTGCTGTTGCGTTTTGGCTTATAATCTGCTGAATGTCAGGATTAGCCGGAACAGCAACTCTTGCTTTGATAGCATTTGTGCTTGCTGAAGGTGAAGCATCAGTCCCGTAAGTTGTCTCTGATTTTGCTAATAATAATTGTTTTCGTGATAATCTAACCATTTTTTAGTTTCTCCTTTTTGTTTTTTTATCTATATTCAAATTTTTTGCCTACAATAAAATAATTAATTTTTTCAGTTCCGGTTCCATTATAATTTTCAACCTCGATTGTAATATTATCAAAATGTATCGGTTCAAGTAATGAAATCACAAGACCATATCCGTTTAAATTACTGTCTATATATGTTTGAATAGGCAAATTTAAACCAGCCTGTTCCGTCATTTTCAACTTTGTATTAATTTCGCTAAAACTTATTTCTAAAACTGTTTCCCCGTCATCTTTTATTCTTAAGATATAATCTTCATTATCTACCACTATTACAGAAACTGACATCAAATAAGAATCGGTTGCCGTGCATAATGTTTTAGTCTCTCCGGCACTCATAACATAATCATTAATTTCTTTATGAAAATATAATTCAGCTTTTCCCATAATTATCACCTCAAAAAATTTTTTCCAAGTTTCATCCGAATCAAGTTTATCTTCCCATATATCTGATATGGTAAAATCATCTGTCCAAATGCTCATTTCTTTTCCTGTTTATTTTTTTTAAAAAACTTTTATTTTTATTTTCAACATAGTGCATATAACATAACCCGCCTGAGACAGCAGGCCGATTACATTTTTTGCATTTTTTAATTTTATTTTTAGATGATGCTTTCGCTGACATTTTTAAAAATTACTCCTTTTATTCTTTTTATTGCATTTTTCAAACACATTCTCATCTTGTGATGAAATTCACTTGCATAATATGTATATCCGCTTTGCGTTGTAATTTGTTTATTTGATTTTATTTTTATGCGTGTTAAATCGTTTTCATATTTAGTTATATTTTGTTTGTCGTTATAATGTTCTTTATTTTTGGAATAACAAAAATCACATCCGTATAATGTTATTTCTGTATAATCAAGCAATATAGCAAGATTAACTGCACAAAATACAACTGTAAAACCTGTCGCAAGTTTCAATGGTTTTTCTTTTTTTGTGTAAAAATGTTCTCCGCTTGCTCGTTCAAAAATAGTTGCTTCATTTTCTGTAATATTATATTTTTCTGCAATCCGTGAATAACAATAAAACTTTTCTTTTCCTAACTGTCTTGCTTTTTCAATCCATTCGCAGTGTGAATTTGCGTCAATTAAAATGTAATAATTTAGAACATCAAAATATTTTTCTATAACTGAATTGACCCCGATTACAGTTTTATTTCTGAAATAATCAACATCAAACTTATTCAAACTTGCTCCGGCGCCTAAAACACAAATGCTTGACATTATAAACTGCTCCTCGTTGGATCCGACGGAAGTTGTCGATATAATATTTCAAATGTAACCTCAACACCGCCAAGATTTTCTTCTGCAATGAAAAACTGCGCTCTTGTGTGTTTGGTATCAATAGCGTGGCTTCCTCTCGTTCTGTCTGTCATTAATGCGACTTGAACATCTGCATATAATTTATTGACTTCCTCTGACAGATTATGATGTGTTTTCAGCCAGCATTCGCAACTTATAATCATTTTCCTGTCGTTGCAATATGATTTTTCCTGCATCAATTCATCTGTTTCCTCATAGAGAAATATTGCAGGAAGTAAGTTTTGCTGAAACGGAGTTATCCGTGCGCGCTCTACTCTGCGAACAGTAATATTATATCCATTGCTTGTATTTATTGTCTCTAATGCGCTTTGAATGTTTTCTAATATATATTCTCTTATGCTTGTTGCCATTGCTGTAATACCTCATTTATTTTTTTTGAATATTGCGGAATTATATATTTTTCTGCTGTCGGCTTAATGAATGGCCGAGCCGGTATTTTTACGCTTCGTTTCAATGCGAATAGTGGAATTATGTTTTTTCCTTTTTTCTGAAAAATTATTTTATTCCCGTTTCTGCTTTCTTTGACAAATGTGTTTTTGAATGTTCGCGGTGATTTGAAAACTCCGGCTTTTGTTTTCGCTTCAGGTGAGATTGGTATAGCAAGAAATTGTCCTCTCTTGGCTGTTAATGTTCCGCCTTTTTCGTGTATCATAGCATAAGTTGTATTATAACTCCCAAACTCTCCCGATAATGCATTCTCGTTGACTCTATATTGTATGCTCCGGCGCAAGTTTCCTGTCCTTACGCCTAATCTTGTCCGTGTGGTCCCGCCAGTCAAATGATTTCTTATTACATATCCTACTGCTCCGGATAATGTCTTTTTTAGTTCGGAAGCTAATTTCCGATGTGTTACTCCCGGAAGTATATTAAGCTTCTTTTCTAATTTTTCCTGTCCGGTTACTTTTATTTTTAGTTCCATTATTTATTTGCCCTATAATAATTCAGCATTTCTTTGACGCTGTCAAGTAATCCATATTTTTCAGTCATATTGATACTGCCTTCAAGACTTTGGCCGCTAATACCAATTTGGTCTTTGCGTTGATAATAAAACGCTGATTGTATCTTTACTGCGAGCTTGATGTCGTCAGGTATTGTTGAATATCCTGCCGTATATATAACTTTTACTGTTTTGATTCCTTTTGAAAAATATCCGTAATATTTTTGAATTATTCCTGCATCTGAATCGAGCGTATATTCTGTATCACTGTCAAGTAATGTATCGTCTTCATAGACACTAACATTACTTACTGGAAAGTATTGTAAAATTATTTCTTTCTGATAAGAATCAATATTGAAATATTCAGTAATGTCTGTTTGCTCCTCTATTGCGTTGTTAACATATTTCTTAATTTGCGCTTCTGTTTCGTCTATAAGGTTCTGCAATAATGTATCATCTTCTGTATCTGTTATTCTAAGATATGTTTTTAACTCGCTTAATGTTATTAATGCCATTTTTTTTATCCTTCAAAAAAAAGCCCAACCCGGATAATTCCGGGCTGGACAATTATTTTTTTTAGCTTGCTGCTGTAACTAATTTTGCAAGACAATTAGCTACTGGTGCAACTGCAATTCCTTCTCTCTGTGTTACTTTCGTAACTACCTGATCTGTTGTGAAAGCAGCTTCTGATGATGTAGCTACAGTCATTTTTTTTCTATCTGCGATGTAGATATGTTTAAGGTTTCCGAAAGCTACAAAAGGTGTAGAAACTGCATCGTCTGTTAATGACGGCATCTGATCAGCTTCAACCACAGGATAACCCCAAATAGTTGCCGAAGCTGATGCGCCCGGATTCTGATATACATAGTTGCCGTTTGAATCTTTAAGTTTTCTTATTATGTTAGTGATTTCAGGATTAATAACATAAACGCCTCTTACTCTTTCAGAAGCTTTTACATTCATTGCTAAATCAAGAAGATAATCTGCAGTTAAATCACTAAAAGAAGTGTCGCCTGATGACATAACTTCTGAAGCTACATTGCTTGCATACAGAAGACCATCGAAAGGATCTGTTCCCGATGAATCGCCTTTTAATGAAACTCTATCTTCTTCGCGTGCAATTGCTTCGCCAAATAATGAAACGATAAAATCAGCAACAGGAACACTTGCATCTTCAATTAATTCAATTGAAAATTTTGCTATTGCTGCCATTTTCTTAATTGTTACTGCTGAGTTACCGAAAGTTGCAGTTGTTTCTGATATAGAAGCTGCTTCATTGGCCCAAGAAACTGTTATGCCGCTTGCTAATGTTTTCAGATTAATCGTGTCTGAACTTACCGGTATAACAGTAGCTCTCGGTCTTATTACGCCGGCCTGTTCAATAACTCTTATAATATCTGTTCTGTGTTCTTCTGGAACAAGATACCCGCCTGCACTGTCTGTGCCTTCGCTGTGTGCCTTATTCATTACGCCTACGAACCATTTAAGAAAATTGTTTTTCTTTTCTGCAGGTGAATCAGGAACTAATTTTACTTTTGATTTGATGTCTGCTAATGCTTTTTTTACATCTTCGACATTTGTTTCTAATGATTTGATTTTGTCAAGAGACTTCTCTTTGATTTCATTGAGAATGTCAAGAGCTTCTTTTTCTAAACCTTTGTCAATTTTTTCTGCCATTTTGTTTATACCTCACTTTTGAGTTTTTTAATTTCATCAACAAACTTATTAATGTTTTTCTTATTGTCTGTTGCTTTGCGCCCTGACAACTGAAAAATTGCATCATAAATTCGTTGTGATTTATTTTGTTTTTCTTTATTTTCTGAATTGTCTTCATCGTCTTTTTTTGTTTCTGATATTATTTCATTTGCTAATTGAATAATCTGTTCTAATCTTTGTAAGTTTTTCTTATTTAATACAGCGCCTGCTTTTATTTGATTTTCGTCAATGCTTTTTCCCGGCCCCGGCCGTTCAGCTCTACGCATTTCTCCACCGCATTCAGGACAAGTAATATTACTGCAATGTTCTTCTGATTGCATTGTGTAACCGCAACTTATACACTCACAATTAAATACTTCTTTTTCTTCTGATTTAAATTCAGGAACTTCTTTGTCAAACTTTTTGTAATATTTAGCAAGATTGTTATATATCTTTTTCTTGTCGGCGTCAGGAATATTAACTCCGCCTCTTGCTCCAAGTAATGCTGCCATTGCTGCTGATACTCCTCGCCATATAGCTTTGAGTGAACCGTTAACTATATCAGCGAACGGAAGCTTATATCCTGTCAAGTTATCTTCAGCGCCTTTGACAACATATAAGAAAGCTTTTGAATACTTTTTGAAATCAACATTGCCGTCTTTATCTGAAGCCCAGTCTTTTACTCTCTTTTTTGCTGCTGCTGAATCCCATTTTAATTTTTCATCTGCAATTGGTAAGTCCGCATAAGGCAAAACTGTTTTTGTTTCAATTTCTGCAAGTATATTTTTTGCAACTGAATTACCTGCTTTAACTGCTTTTGCTAATGCTTCGCGATTAGCTGGTATAGCTACACAGCTTATTTCTAACAATTCAACTTCTGTGAAAATTCGTCTAACATCTTTCTGTGAATTATTATCTTCAGGATATGTATATTTTTTTGGAATAAAACCAACACTAAAAGCATTCATAAAACCGTCTTTATATAACTGAAAATATTCCTCTGCTAAATCTGTCTGCGCAAATTGCATCGTAAATTCAAGAGCATTGTCAGTTGCTTGTATATTAAGCACTTTTCCTATTACTGTTGGTGCGCCATTAGAAGTATAATAAGTATGATTAGCAAGTATTACTGGATTTTTCAAAAATGCTGCCAGTTCAAATGCTGACGGCAAAATAAGATCGCCTTCTCTATCCACCGTGTTTGTGCTTGCAATCGCTTCAAGTGTTCTGTCTTCAATGTTTACGCTTTTTGTCGTTGCGAAAAATGTTTTGTTTTTCATTGTATTTATTCTCCTTTTTTTAACTTTCTATAATTGGAACGGATACACACCTGCAATTAATTACTTCCTCTGCCGGACCTGATGGATCATTTGGATATAATAATCCATTTGAAAAAGTTTTATCAACTAATACAACTTCCCCGTCCATATCCGCGTGCCATTCTCTTACACTTTCATCTCGCGCTGTTATCCATTCTTGTTTTTCTATATTGTTAACTTTCATAGATTCGTGTCTTGCGGTTGATACTGCTTGTGCTACTTCTGTCCTTGCTATTGTTAATGACCTGTTCCCCGCTATATTGAAAGTATGTTTTGTTTCTGCTGTTATTTTGTCTGCTGATACCGCTAATGCTTCAGCAACACTAAGAACATCGCCGTTTTTATATGCTTCTGCAATAGTTTCGTCTATTACTGTTTTTAATCTTTTTCGAATGTCTTTATCGACTGTTGTAATAACTTCTTTTATTTTTGTTTGTTTTTTTTCAAGAAACTTCATAAGTTTTTCATTTGAATTGTAGTTGAATTCAGAAACTTTTAAATCTCTTGAAATTTGTTTTATACCTCTTTTTAATCCTTCCTCAAAAAATGGAAGTGATATAACGCTAACTTTTTCTTTTGCTTTTGAAACATCAAATATTATTTCACCTATAACCGCGTCCGCATCTGCATATATATCTTTTTTAATTCCTTTGCTTATGAAGTTTGATATATTTGATAGTGTTTCTTTTCGTAAGTCATAGAAAAAAAGTTTTAATTTTTTTGCGAATGAATTTTCTATTATTGACATTTCGTTAACATACTTTTTCCAATATGAAGTCCTGAAATCGCTTTCGATGTATTTTTTATCCTGAATAAACTTTTTTTCTTCTTGCTGTGAAGCTGCGCCTATTGGTATCATATTTCCGGGAAGATAAGCTTCATCACTTCCGGGTATTTCGTCAACATTAAACCCAAGATTAAGTTTTTCATTAATGGCTTTCAGTGGAACTCCCATATAAAACAATGTCTTTGCCATATCAATTTTTTCTTTTAAATTTTCTTTTAGAACTTCAACTTCTGAAAAATCAAATTCCCCATACAGTTTGATTCTGAATCTGTCAAAAAAATCTGTCTTGAATTTATCTTCAATATATTTCGTCAGCGGTATAATTGTATCCTCATAAAATATTTTTCTCTGTGCTTCTGCATTGGCATAGTTAGCATATTCATATATCCCTACCAGTGCCGGCGGCACCCCAAACACACTGCAAATTTCCTCTCTGTTCATTTTTCTTGAATTAATAAATTCTGCGTCCCTCTGATTTACGCTTTGCTCTAATGAAAGTCCGCCTTCTAAAATTGCTACTTTGTGTGCTTTTGATATTGAATTGTTTTTTGTCGAAAAGTATTCTTTAAGTCGCGCTATCTGAGTTTGCGTTAATGATTTTTCTGTTCTCAATACAGTTCCTAATCCAAGACCATTTTTGAAAAAACTATTATTGAAATTATTAGCATATATTTCATTTTGAATTACGCTTGATAATACATCTATTCCAGCAAGTCCTCTAATGTCGTGATATGGATTTAACTTTTTGAAATATATTATTTCGTCAGGTGTGAATTGTATCTTTGTTGCGCCGTTGTTATATTCCCATAATGCAATGCTTTTTCCGTCGTTGTTTAATTTATATAAAAATCTTGACGGATTGAAAATCCAAAACTCAGTCGGAATATTGTCAATGTATTTGTCTAATATTATTATACATTCTCCTGAAAGAGTAAGAAAAATCGCTAATGATTCCCATAGCTGATAACGGCTCATTAATGGATTCACATAAGAAAACGCGTCATATACTCTGCCCTTTTCAATTACCTGCTTCGTATAACTGTCATACAATCTGAACGGAAGTTTTGAAAGACTTTTTGCAATTGCATTAACGCAAGCATATACATAAGTGATACTTGAATAAGGTTTGTTTATTTTTGATGTAAGATATTCCGAATTAGTATCTTTCAAAAACCATAACGCATTATACGATTTTTTTTCTGGTTCGGAAGTTTTTGAAGTTTTAAAAAATTTATCTAAAAAATTCACTGTTTTTTACTCCATTTTATTTTTTTACCATTTTTTATAATGGTTTCATTGTCAGTGTAATCTATCCATCTCTGAATTGACACATCAACATATTTAGGATCTAACTCCATTCCATAACATATTCTATTTGTTTTTTCTGCCGCGATTAATGTAGAACCTGAACCTAAAAAAGGTTCTAAAACAATTTCGTTTTCTTTTGAACTTATAATTATAGCCTTTGTTGGTAATGCTACAGGAAATATTGCAGAATGTTTAATTCCGTCTTTGTTTTTGTTAAGTTGTATTTTTCCTGTTTTTATTTCCCAATAATTAGTTAATTTTTTTAATGTTTTTTTAAAAAATGGTTTTTTTGTATTATTATCATCAGTAAATAACCATTCAATATGTTTTTCTTTTTCATCTTCCAATAATATTATTTGTTCTTGTTGTCTTGTCAGTGCATTTTTTTGTCTAATAGGCATACCGTGCCCTTTATCCCAGCTTATTAACTCCCTAAAATTGAATGGTGTTTTATGTAATATTTCATACATTAAATCTATATAATAATTTTTATTATTTTTGTTATAACTTATGTTCCAAAATATCAATCCATCTAAAAACATACAAAAATTATTTATGACATTTATTTGAAATTGTATATATTCATTATCACTCATATTATCTTCATAATTTTCATACATTTTACCTTTTCCCATATTATATGGTGGAGAAGAAAATAAAATACTTGCTTTTTTATTTTGGATCAACTTATCGACATCTTCTTTTTTTGTGCTATCACCGCACATTATTCTGTGTTCTCCAAGTTGATATATATCACCAAGTTTTGTTTTAGGCTTGTTTGGAACTTCAGGAATATCGTCATCTTTTTCGTCAGGTCCAACAATTAAATCTTTATCAAAACCTGTTAAGTCAAACATTTCATTGCTCAGTCCTTTTAGTTCCTCAATAACCAAATCCATATCCCAGTCGCTTTCATTAAGTTTATTATCAGCTAAACGATATGCTTTCGCCTGTTCTTCCGATAAATCAACTTGTAAAACAGGAACTTTTTTTAATCCTAATATTTTACTTGCTTCATAACGGCCGTGTCCGACTATTATCACATTATTTTTGTCAACTACTATTGGCTGATTAAAACCGAATTCTTTAATGCTGGCAGCTATTTGTTTTAATTGTTTTTTTGGATGTTTTTTAGCATTTTTTATATATGGCTCAATATTGTTAATTGAAATTAAATTCATAATTCTACAATCCTGACATCATTTTCTAAGTTTGCGAAGCAGAGCATTATACTGTCTGCGAAATCCGGCGACTTTTTTGGATCTATTATTTTTATTTGCCCTTTTGAATTAAAGTCGTATTTCATAGCAGTTAGTTCATTGATAACCTTTTCTATGTAATTAATATTATTCAAAACCAAAATGTCGCCGTCCTCTATTTTTCTTGCTAACTGCCAATATAATTCTGCCTTCAAGTTCGCATAATATTCTTTGTTTCTCGCTGCGCTTCCAACATTGATTCCGACTGCATTATATCCCTGTTCAAGTAATCTATCTAATACACCAGCTCCGAGTCCGCATTCGTCAACTCTTATTTCGTCAACTCCAAACTCTTTGATTTTTTCAATAGCCCAGCCGGCTACATACATAAGATTTGAACTATCAATGCTGTCAATATATGTTAGTTGATTTTCATTGCGTATTGAAAAAACTGTCTTATCAGTCCCGAAGCGCGCTATATCAAGCCCGGCTATTTTTCTGACTGACTCAATTTTTGTATCGGTTAATATTTTTTCAAGCGCAGATAATGAAATTAATGTATTGTCAAAATTATCAGCAAAGTCTCCCAATACTCTTGTCTTGAATACCGGAGAATTTTCTCCCCACTCTTTTTTTCTGTCGTCAATCCATTCTTTTGAAACGAACGGCGACTCTGTTGAGGGTATATGAAAAGTTTTAAA